GGGTCGGTTTGGCCGACAGTGTCAATTGATACGGTTGACGTATTGCTACCCCTGTCGGTGTCGGACATGCTTTTGACACCGATGCCGTGGCTGTGACTTCGGAATTCATCTGCCTGCCATGAGCCTATGACACGTCCGTTGTCGACAGTTCGCCCGTCATCCCAACTCCTGATGAATTCACCGCGCAAATCCGGGAGATTAAAGGTAGTTCGTCCGTCGCCTGCGCCATAAGTGGTGCCGATGAGGGCGAATAAGTTGGCATAGACGGTGCGCGACACTGCCGCGCCGTTTGCTTTTAGCCAGCCAAAGGGGACGGTGGTATGGGCAAAATAGGCGATTGCACCTGTCGGGACGCCGACGTTCATGGTTTGGTTGTCGACTTTGGCGACCAGTCCGGGCGTGTCCCAGCCGATAGCAATCTGATGCGCCGCTCCGCCCAGCCCGATTGCGCCTCCGCGCTTGATTGAGTTGTCAAACGCCTTATTGAGCGCAAACGATGACGGGACGGTTGCAACCGTGTAGTCATCGGGGTTGTGGCTTACTTTGCGGGCGGTAATAATGTCTGACCCGTCGTACTGGAGCGTGCCATCATTCTTAAGCTGTATGCCCTTGTTTGTCTTTTTATTGCGGATGTAGCCGCCAGCGGCATCAGCGCCGATGTGAAGATAATTACCGGCATCAAACAATGCCTTGCTGTCGGATACGGTGATGCTTTTGTAAAAATTGGGGTCGTCCATGCGGGCTTTTACCCTGCCCAGCTCGTCATAAAGCCAGCGTGTACGGTTTGCCAGCTCCCGTGTCGGGCGGTTGTCGATACCGTTAGGGCCGCCCTGCACAGGGTCGGAGGTCTCCCATTGGTAAATGCCCGCCTCCCAGCGGCTTATCTCGCTTAAATTTGCCATCTATGCTGTCCCTCGATTAAACGTGCCGTCCCTTAATGCTTGTCCGTTGTGCCTCAAGGAGACGTGTTGGTAATCCAATGCCGCCAAAACACATCGGGCAGGTGCAAACGCCCGCAATGTGCGCCTCAGCAAGGCTGCCTGATCGTTGGTAATGGTATTGGTCATAATGATGCGGTAATGCGCCCAACGGTCTGTATGACCGTGTGTATAACTACCGTCACGGTGGATTTCGCCGTTGTGCAGCTTATTGCTTAAGCCCTCGACGATCTCGACCTCGCCGAACCCGAGACGGCGCACAATCTCGCGTATTGCCCAGGGTGTGCCTTTGTACCTGTGGAGCTGGTAGGCCCCTTTGATGAGTTTGCGGCGGGTTTCGTCGCTCTCGGCAAGCCAATAGCCGTCCTCGCCCAATATGCTTCGACTCTCCGCCAACAGTTCCAAGTGTTCGGGCGCGACCAGCTCAGTCAAACGCGGCATCAGCTTGACCGCGTCAATGTCGCTCATCCTTAAGCCCAAATCGGCCAACATCCGATAACGTTGATCGCGTTCGATAACGGAGGCATAACTCAGTGTTGCCATTGTTGCTACCCCTCTGCCGTTTCGGACGATGCCCGGATATTGACGGACGTACATCTTGCCCATTGGTCGGGCGTGACGACGGTTAGGGTCGGCTTTTTAAGGACTACGTTATAAACGCCAGCGACTTTTAAAACTGTTTGGATGTCTAAAGGCACAATATCCATGCCAAGTTTTTCACTTCGCGTTACTTCATACTCCGCCCATGCTTGTTTTGCTGCCGCCAAAACCTCGGCAGCATTAACCCCGGTATACAAAACCAGCTCTGCGTCCAGCGTATAGTCGATTGCTGCCGGAGCAGTTACGGTTACCGTGTCGCAAAGCGGACGGACGCGTTCTCCGGACAAAAACCTTTGCACCTCGCTCACCAACTCCGAAGACGGCAACCCGTTTTTGGTTAATAGCGTTACCCTTACTTGCCCCCCTATCGGGAGGCCGTCCGACCCCGTTAAATTGCCCACATGTACGTCGCAAATAGCAGGGCTGACACGGCGGGCAAAATACTCATAAGCCCCGACAGGGCCTGCAACGCTAAAGCTTTCGGGGGCAAGCAGGATGCGTTGGCGGTATGCCTCATCAGATTCTTCCGCCGCGCCGCCCGTCGGCACAGTAGTGTTGATGGCTGTAACGCCGTCAATCGGATTGACAAGCGTATTAACCTGCCCAGCGGCAAAACCATTACCCGACACGCCGGTTTGGATGCAGACAGCCTCCAAATCTAAAGTACGGATTGACGGCGAGAGCGTGCCGGATGCAACCGTCCAAAACACGGTCGCCCCGGCGGCCACTTGAGTGCCTTGTGCAATCAAAACAGGCTCCGCTTTGGAGGTAGCCAACGTAAAACGGATGGTGCATCTGGCGGCGGAGGCTTCAAGCCGCGGGGTGTTGACATCATCGCCGCATAAATCCAACATCAACCCCGTTGCAAAACGCGGGTGCTGTTGGCGATAAGCTTCATTGAATGCTTTTCTCGCCAAAGTCTCGCGATAAGCGTAGGTATTGATGAGCAGCCGCTCGATGTGGGCGGGTTGCAGAGTTTTACCACTGCGGTTCTCATAGTCGGCAATGGTTTGTGCCAGCACTTCAGCGAGATCGTCTGGAACCGCCTTAACCTCTTCCCGCTTAAGTTTGCTCAAATCCATACTGCCTGCTCCAAGATAATGTCTGTCGTATAAATCTCGCCCGCCACCTCATCTGAGACGCGCCAGTAAACCGTCATCGTCAGATGCGGCGCAGCGCCGCCGAAAATAATGTCTTCGACCACCACCCGCTTCTCCCACGTCTGTATTGCCAACATGGTCGAACGCACGATATTGGGGACAAACACATCTTCGGGGGTGTCCAGCCATTTGTAATGGTCGGAACCGAAATCAGGACGGGTAACGTCCGCGCCTTTGCGGGTGGACAGGATATTGCGGATACATTGGTCGATGTCGTCCGCACCCTGAACCACGCCCGAACCTTCAGGTGCGAGCTGCCAGTGTTTAGAGATAGGCGCGGCGTAAAACATCAAAAAATCCCTGTATCGCTTATAGATACAGGGATTGTAGAGAAGGCCGTCTGAAACGCCTTTTAATGCGGTTTAATGATTTTTCGGCTCGCCGGTTTGGCCGCCTGAATCGCCGTCATGGATGTGCTTGCCGATGTTGATGCCGTTGACGATGAGGTCGCCGGTGATGTTGACTGTACCTTTGATATTTGCCGCGTCGCCGCCGCCGTCATTACTGGCCGTCAAACCTGCGGTATAAGTCAACATCCCTTTTACTGTCGCATTGCCCGTGATTTCGGTCTCCGGCGATTGGATGTCTACTTTTTTCGCCGCTTTGATTCGGACTTTACCCGGCGTCTCAACGACTACTTCGCCGCTACTGCGGTCGTGCGAGATGACCGTGCCGTTGGTAAACCGTTTGACCCATTTGTTTTGGTCGGATACCGGCGGTTTATCTGAGGCATTGTAAATCGCGCCGATAACGCAACCGGTCTCACCCCGCGCATCCAGCAGGCAGACAACCAGTTCGCCCACATCGGGGAGGCTGTAAAAACGGTTGCCGCCCGCCGCCGGTGTCGCCATAGGCAGCCAGTCGGTTACCATGTCGTCGAGTACGGGAATTTTTACTCGCAAACTGTGCGCCGCCGCATCAATCGCCGATACAATGCCAAATTGCATCGTTGCTGTAAAATCATGGGTTTTCATTGTTTTTCTCCTCGTCTGCGACATACTCCGTCATTTTTATCTCCAATTCGGTCGTCCATCCGCCGTGGCGCGTGAAATCATGTCTTGATTGCTTGACCAGATATTTACCCGAAAACTTGCCGAATCCTTTAAGCTGTACCATTTGACCTGCCACCAACAGCGCATTGCCAACTAGTGTAACGTTACCCGCACATTGGTCGTCCTGCGCATCTGCCAATTTGGCATCTGCCCTGGCGTTTAATTGCGCAGCGCTCTCCCCCTTATTCGGCACGATACGCAATGTATCGCCCGTGCTGCCGTGTTTGGCTTTGCCGCGTCTTGATTTGCTGCTGCGGCTCGCCGACACGGTCTGTTTGGATTTCGGGTCGTAGCCTTTGACATCTACTTTAGACGGAACCCCCTTAATCAAATCACGCAGGCGGATACGGATGATGTCCTCGGGCAGCAATACTGCAACGGCAGGACGCTGTTTTAGCTCGGCATTATCGACAAATACCAGTTTGTTGCCGACGATTTTAAAGCTGTGGCCATACTCCTGCGCCAAACGTGCCAAAAACTCAATATCACGCTCTTGGTACTGCGTAACACGTTTGATGGGGATGTTTTTGACCGTACCCGTTACCTCCAGCTTCAAACGACCTGCCACCTGACGGACAATGGCGGCCAGAGTCGTGTTTTCATACGCCTTACCGCGCAAAGTGCGGCTAGACTTGGTAATCCCGGTCGATAGTGCCTTCAGGCTGACCGTCGACGGAGGATGGTTGTACTCAATCTCGGCAATCTCAAATTTGCCAAAAGACAACAGCCCGGTAAATTGGTCGCCCAGGCTCAAAGACAAAGCATCACCCTGTTCGGGATACCAATTACGCAGCCAGCGTCCGTCCGCATCCTCAAACTCAACCTGCAATTCGTCCGACTGCCCCTCAAGATAATCGGTATAGCTAAACGAAATCAGATAAGGCGCGACATCTGCCGTTATATCCTTGTCTTCGTAAGACAGGACAAAATCGGGCATGGTAACTGGATGAGTGCTACCGCTGCCGTCAAGGCCTTTTGATTTTAAAAACGCACCTAACGCATCCACCACGGTAGCTCCTCTTGGTTGTTTTTCGGCTTAGTTTCGAGGACAGGGACAAAGACCGTGAAGCCGCCCGTAAACTCCTCCGCCAACGGCAAGTGAGGATTGGCCGCAATCAGGCTGTCAATCAACAGCGCATTGCCGTAATGCTTGTGCGCAATCAAATCCCAGCGGTCGCCGTCTTGGGTGGTGTAGCGTATTACCGCACTCATCATTTATCCTTTCTTGCCGCCAACCAGCCGGTCAAAGCCTGGGCAGCGGCAGAGCCGTTTGCCATCGCATCAGATGCCTCGGCAACACCGTCCCCGACGGCAGTCAGCCAGCCGCCGATGGAGCCGCTCTCATACCCGGCACGCAATGCACCGACGGCACCGCCCAGCCTGTTGGCCGCTTGCCCGGCCTGCAATGCAAATTCAGCCGCGCCTTTTATGTCGCCAAAAACCGCTGTTACCTCCGGCAAGGCATTGAGCCGTCCTAAAGTGCTGCCGCCAATATTGAGTGCGTCCCCTAACAGGTTTAATGCCCCTGACGGGTCGTTTTTCAGATTTTTGGCAGCCTGTATCAGATTCTGCATATCGCTGATACCCGCTTCAGCGGCGCGGTAAATTTTCACACCTTTTTCCACCGCTGAAATCAATTTGCCCGCTTTTGCCTGCACGCTCTCCGGCAATAAGGACAGGAGCGGATTTTGACCGCCCGACTTGACGGCAGGAGTCGGGAGCGGATTATTCGGGTCGCCGACAAACTGGGTCAGCTCTACATCCAATTCCCGCGCCGCCGTCCGGCCTTGCGCGTCCTGAATCAACGTGCGCTCCGTCAACCGCTCAAGCACAAACCATCCGACAAAACGACCGCTGCCGTAAACCAAAGACACCGCCTGCTGCGCTTCCAAAGCCGACAGCAGACCCTTATAAGCCGTATCAGGATTGCCCAGCCGCCAATGCAACTTGAGAGAAAAACGCAGCGTCGTCAGTTCGTTTTGCAAGGCCTGCAGCCGCGGTCGGCCTTTTAAGACCTCATGTTTGGCGAAGTTCGCTGCATGTTCCATCTCCAGCGAAGTAAAACTGTTTAAAAGCTCAAAGCGCACATCACCTAACATCGCATACATCAATAAGCCCTCCGTGCTTTGTCTTCCATCATACGGCGGAACATTGCTTCAAATTCACGCAAGCCCATCTGCAGCGCAGCCTCAATCTGCTGAGGATTACCGCCCGGCGCATTGATGGTTGGGTTGTAATTGATGGTCATCCCACCCGTTGACTGGGAGCTGCGCGCATCCGCAAATGCAGCGCGGCCAGATGATACCCGCGCCGCCATTTGTCCCATATGGTTTGCAAAACCACTTTTCAGACGACCAGCCGTATTGGCCACAGAAGCGATTGGACGTGACGCACCTTTGTCTAAACCTATTTGCAGCCCCTCCATCATCCATCCGCCGAAACGTCGGAAAACACGGCTGGGCGAATGAATGCCCATTACACCGGCAAAAGTTTGCTTGAGAGATGCGGCCTGTTGTGCAAACCAAGTTTTGACCGATTCAATTTTTGATTTGAGACCGTTCCACAGCCCCTGGATGATATTGGCACCAAACTGGGTAAAGCTGGACGGCAACTGTACGCCGAACCAAGACATAACAGAGGCAAACGACTGATAAAACAACCCTAACGGCGACCAGTTGATAATCTGCGCTGAGATATTGCCTATGCCGCTATTGAAAAATGCCTTGATGCGTTCCCAACACGTACCGAAAAAAGAGGCTATGGAATTAACTACGCCGCTGATGAAATTACTTAAATCTTGCCACAATGCTTTTGCACCACCGACTACACCATCCCAGTTTTTATAAAGCATATAAGCGGCAACACCAAGAAGTGCTAAAGCAATGCCAATAGGCGATATTAATAAAAACCTACCCAGACTCATCAGACCACTACCCAACAGTGTTGCCGCCGTTTTTACTACACCGAAAATACGGGCCAGCGCACCAATGCCTGATTTAAACCTGATAACAGTGGCAAGCCAGTCAACGCCGAGCAAGGCTTTTGCAAGCCTGAACGACACCATCAACCCGGACAACTCATTCCCGACAAAACGGAACATTAGCCCACCGACCTTCAACGCCGCGAACCCTGCCGCAAGATGCACGAGTGCGGATACAACTTCGGGATTTTTTGATGCCCAATCTGCAAAACTGTTTATAATCGGGCGGATGGTCGTCATCAGCTGATTGAGCGCGGGCAACAATACACTGCCCGCTGTGATACCGATTTCCGTCAAACTATTTTTAAAGATTTGCCAGTTGTTTGCTGTCGTGGCAGACCTGGCGGCAAACTCTTTATCCATACTGCCGATAAACGCAGGTTTACCGTCTTTTGAGGTTTTTTTGAGTTCATTGATTGATTTCTTATAGGTCTCCAACCCGCTAACCAATACCGCGACATCATCGGCATATTCCAAGCCGAACAAATCAACCAGTGCGCCCATTTGGTTTTCTTTAGGCAGTTTTCCGACCTGTTTCAAAAAGTCCATCAACGCCTGCTCGCCGTTTTCCTTGATGGCTTTCTTCAAATCTTTTGATTCCATCCCCATATTTTTCAGGGCTTTTTGGAATTTCGCTCCTTGCTTATCCGCAGTCATCAATTTGGTCAACATACCGTTAATTGCCGTACCGGCGATTTCAGGCGTTTTGCCTAGGCTGATAAACGCATTGGATAAAGAGGTCGTCTGAATTTCGGTCAATCCAAATTGTTTGGCAACGCCACCCACTCGACCGAGCGTATTAATAATATCGCCCGCCTTGGCAGGACTTGAGTTGGACAAATGATTGACTGCATCGCCCAGTTTGCCGATTTGGTCGATTGGTATTTGATAGACATTGGCAAGTTTCGCCATGCTGTCGCCTGCCTGATCGGCAGCCATGTCGAACGCTACCGACATCTTGGCGATGGTCTCTGTGAATTTAGGCAAGTCTTTGCGCGCCACGCCCAGCTGACCGCCTGATGCAGTGATTTTTGCCAGCTCTGTCCCTGCCATAGGGATAGTGCGTGTCAGGCGCAAAATGTCCTGTTCCATTTCCTTAAACTGCTTGGGCGTATCAAAATCAACGACCTTTTTGACATCTGCCATTGCCGATTCAAATTCGACGGCCAGTTTCACCGGGAATGCCACCCCCGCCACAGATCCGGCTGCTCCCCAAAATTCGTCTTTGATCGCGCGGCGGCGGTCGTAATGAGCCTGTTTCTGCTGCTGCAAATCAGCAACGAGGCTGCGTTTGCGGTTAATTTTGGCGATAGTCTGACCAAGCTGGTCATATTCGCGGCGAAGTTCACCAACCCTTTTGCGGCTCATCCGTAGAGGATTTTGCAACGTTTCGCCAAGCAGGCTTTGCCGTGCCGCCAGACCTTTGACTGTTTTATCCAAAACGTCCAAAGACGACTTGACTGATTTGATACCGGCAACTGCACCGCCGACCGATGCGCCGATGGTAATGCCTAAAGAAAAACCGCTTGCCATATGACTGCCTGCAATTTAGAATTTGTTCAAGAAAAGAAAGGGATGGTCATGTATATCAACAGCAAATATGAAACTGTGTTTGACCGCGTCAGCGACCTGGCGGCAAAAGGTCTGTTTGCCGTTTATATGTTGGGCATTGCTTGGACTGTTATAACTAATACGCCCACCGACCTTGCCGTCATGTTGCCCGTTCTGCTGCTGGCATGTTTTTTAGGGGCAATAGCTTGGTTGCTTGTCGGATTCATTCCGACATTTATTGTCGGAGTGCTGGTTGGCGGTTTATCGGCTGCAACAATATTTATTAAAGACAAAATCAAAAGCCGCACCGCGAACGGCACGGCTCTGAAATTCTAAATCCCGCCTCTTCGATAACCCGCCTTCATTTGGCGGGTTGCTTCTTTCTGCCAGTCTTCAAATTCATCCAGCGGCAGCGTATAAACCTCATCCACGCTCCAACCGAACCACCATGCCAAATCAGCAGCAGCAGACAGCAACTGCCGCTGCGCTTCAGACTTTGAAAGAGGTGGACTATTTGTCTTGGTCGGATTCCGTGAATCGGCGAAACGTTTCCTGCAACTGTTTCCAGTCCACCAAATCCAAACAATCCAAGTCTTCGGGAATCATGCCCGTCATGCGGGCAAACAGGGCCAGCTCCTGCTCCGCCTCATTCGTCAGATGCGAGACGGCGCGCAAATCACCCACACACAGACGGCGGACGGTTACCTGCTCCAACATCTGACCCGTCGCCAGTCTGACCGGATATTTCAGTTTCACAACGGTATTTACACCCAAATCTTCTTGCAACTGCTTGGCTTCATTCATTTTTCATCTCCAAAACGTTTATAAAAATAAAAAAATCACCGTATCGGTAAAGATACGGTGATTGTGTCAAAGGTCGTCTGAAACGGCTTTTAATCCGATTTAAAGATTAAGCGCCAATGTTTTTACGCATTTGGCTCAAAACGTCCTGACCGTCCACGCGGTAGATGTTTTTGAGCGCGTTGTAATACAGCACTTCGCGACCGCCGACGACTTGACGGACTTCTGTCGCCTGGTAGGTTGAGCTAAATTCCGCCTTTTCCTTCGGCTTGTAGCCGCCTAAAGCGTTTTTTGAAAACATCGCCGTTACCGTAGTTACGATGGGAACTTCTTCCGCCAAACCTGCCGCATTGAAGGTTTGCAGGTTACCGCGCACCATCAGTTGCACGGCCTTGAATGGGTTGGATGCCTTCTTCGCCACCTCGGGATAAAAGCTGTTCCAAGTAACTTCGCCTTCCAGGGCTTCGACGCCGTTTGGCAGCTTAATCGTGCCAACCATACCCAGACCGGTAAAGTCGTCCTGGCCAAACTCAAACTCAGGCAATTTAAATTCGGATGCATTACCCAAAAGGCTGTTGCCGTCGATATAGATGTTGGCATTGTAGATTGCATTGATTGCAGACATATTTCTTCCTTTTCAGACGACCTTAGTTAGCCGATACCAAATTGATAAGATACTTGCGGGTCATCACGCTGGTATTGGT